ACGAGGTCGACAAGCATGATAATGAGGACGGCGCCCGCCGCCGTCATATAAGCTTCGGACGGGAACAGAAGCGCCCCGACAGTACCGATGAAAGCGCCGAGGGAGACGACGAGCCCGTCGCTAAAAAGAGTTTTTACGTAGCACCACATTGGTATCTCCTCCAAAATAAAAATACCGCTCTCGGCGGCGTTACTAGATGTAGAAGTGGGGCGGATTCCTCCGCCCCTGTGTCCGCTACTGCCCGAGCGTCCCGCCGTATTCGACGGGGACAAGCTCCGGCATTCCGCACTCGTTGATGAGGATGTTCGCAACCTGGGCCTTGAGTGTCGCCGGTACCTGGTCAAACGTGGTTTTCCCGAGAATGACCCTCTGAGCAAAAAGCATTGCCATCATGTCTATACCTCCGATCAAAATAATGATGTATTCGATAAAACGTCTAACCATAGACGATCATCGCCATTTCCACGATGCACTCCTCATAGAAGTCCATCATCGTGCTTGTTGCCGCGATCTGTGCGGTAAGCGTCGCGTTTTGCTGCTCAAGCTCCGCGATGCGGTCTGTCGGTTCTGTCGGTAGCTCTGGCGGCATGACGGCAATCAGCGCCTCATACTCCTGCTCTGTTATTTCAATGTAATGAATTTCCGCTGTATCCTCCGGCGTTCCGTTCGTTGCCGTAACGCCCGTCACTGTCCCGCCGCATATCTCTTTATATAGCTTCATTTGTATACCTCCGCCGTCCATTTCCCCTCAAGAGACTTCGCCGATCCTGATGTATTGTAAAAGGTAAACACGATATTTGTGGACGTAAAGGTTATGTCATTGAGTCGGATGTACACGCCGAGAGACCCGTAATAATATGTTCCGTCAGTGTCAAGAACGTAGGTACCTTTTTTGCCTTGCCACGGTCTGAAAACTGTTGACCCATTTGTAAATGAGCCAGATATAGAAAAATCGTAGGTTGATCCGTTGTAGGTAATGTCTATGATTACCCCGTAATTACCCGCTACACCCACATGATGAAGCCTTACACGCGACGGGACTTTGCCTAAGCCGTGAGGCAGCGATTTTTGAAGCTGTGTCGTTGCGGCGATGCTGTTTGTCCATGTCGCCGAGTCGATCTCCGCCGGATAGTGAATTGTTTTCAATGCGGCAAAAGCTTTATCCGGCGTCGGTTCTCCCGTAAAAGTAAATCCAAACTCCGCCTGAAGCGCTGTGACGGTCGGGTCGCTGAGGATGTTGGCTTTGTTGAGCGTATCCCCTTCCTCGCTGGGGTCATCCTCTTTTTTGATGTACAGATATTCGACTAGCTCCTCCGTTTCGTCGTATACCCCGTACCGGATCGCACCGTTTGAAAGAACGTAATTAGGGTTTGATGCTCTGTCTTTCATAAATAGTCACCTCCGCAGACGGCAGAGCCGCAACGCTGAAAGTTAGCGACCATGCTGTTAATATTTGCATCAATCTCCATGAGCAGCCGCTCGGCAGCGTTTGCGATATCGACCGTGAAATATTCACACGCCGCCGGCAAGTCCTCAGTCCCGTAAAAAACGTCCTTGAGCGCCTGGAGGTCTGCCAAATATGCGGCCCGCTCCGTGGCGTTCGGCTCATAGCCCTCCGGCCAATCGCTTCGGCCCGTGATCGTGACGGCGTATCCGTAGCCATTCAGGAGGCCGGCCAGGTAAGAGACTGCCGCTCCGACCCTGTTATAGTCGGTGTCGGAATAGCAGCCCTTGAGCGACGTGTTGTCGTACTCGTCCTGTTCCGCCGCCGTCATGTCCTCGTACCTTTTTGACAGAAGCGCGATTGCGTGGGCGACGTCCTCCGCCGTGCGGTCTGTGATTAAGCTCAGGCTCATAACGCGCCCCCTTACTTGTCGTACATGACGATGATTGCGCCTTTGCCTCCGGGCGCTCCGTCGCCTCCGGGGAAAGGCCCGCCGATAGACCATGTTGTAATGTTTCCCTCGGCGTCCTGTGTCTGCGCAATGAGGATTCCGCGCCCACCACCGCCGCCGCCGCCGCCGTCTCCCGTGTTGGCTCCGCCCGGCGTCCCGTCTTTTTTTGTGAATTGGTACGGTTCCCCGTCCGTTCCGTCGCGCCCGTAGACGTTTCCCGATAATATGTCCGTCCACCCGTTCAGGCGCTCCCCATCCTCTGAGGAATGCCCCGCCAGCGTCGTCGCTCCACCCGGCAGTCCTGCCAATCCGCCGTCGCCGATGACGGCAGAAAGCGCGGCCCCGATAGTCGTCGATATATCGATCTCGCGGATCTTACCGCCGAGGCCCTTGACGCCCGGCGCCCCGTGAATCGGATACGGGCCTACAGGACTGTTGCCGTATGAGCCGTCCTCGCCGTCCGTTCCGCCGTCACCGGCCTGAATCAGGATGACATGAAGCGTCCCGGCCGGCGCGATATACGTCCCGGTTTCGGTGATATAGTCGATGTTCGTGTAAATCTTGTCACCCGTCGCCTGGACAAGGATGGATTTAACGCCCCGCATGATGCTGCGCTCGTTGAGCTTATACTCTTGGTATTTTCGCCGTCCGCCCGCCGTGTCCCCGAGGCCGAGCGCCGCGATATCGAGGTCTCCGATTTCCGAACGCATATCACCCCGGCCCATGATCTCGTATCTGTTACCTCCGAATTGACGCAGGATGTACCGCGCCACCGTGTCCGCCTGGGTTGTTGTTTTTATGAATGGGTTCGATATCGATAGCGTTTTGCTTGCCGCTTTGATCGTCCCGTCAACGGTGTGCTTTGTTTTTCCGACGTCGTTGATCTGGAATGTAATGCTCGCGATATCCTCATTGTCGCTCTGCTTTGGGACTTCGGTCATCTGCCCGAGCGGTATTGTCGTCCCGCCGCTCTCCGGCGGTGGCGCTACCTTGAGATACCCCGTCGCATCGTCCGCTTTCGGATACGACGACGTCGCCATGCAGACGTACCGCAGGAGGTTTCCGCAAGTGATGTTTGCCACGTCGGTCGCCGTCAGCGTGAGCGCGGTTGAGGCGATGGACGCGTCGATGATATACCTCCCGGCGAAATTATCGCCGAGCTGCAGCACGATTGATGCGATCCACCCCTCCGCCGTCGTCGGGAGCACGGCAGGCGGGTTATACTTTCTGCTCGCTAAAAGCCCAATGATGTCCACGAGCTTGAATTTCATCGTCAGGCCCCGGCGTCCCGTCTCCCAGCCTCCGTTTTGCTGATAATAAACGCCTTTAGCTATGTATTCGACGGTGCCGTCCGGCAGCGTCGGGCCGATATACAGCGGGATGCCCTGACGTTCCTTGATGGACAGAAAAAGGCCGGATTTGTTTCTCCGGTCAAAGCGCATATTTTTGTTTCTGATTTCGAGGACAGCCGTCCCATAAGGGAGCGACATACATGAAAAATCGGCCTCCTGAGATATGGACAGCGTGTAAATCGTGTCGTTGTACCATTTTTCATAAATGCCCGGTATGATTTCTGTGAGTCTCGCGTAGCGCTTCGGGAGACTCCATTTTGTGACTGTCACTTTCAGCGCCGTCACCGAATAGACGGTAAAGCCCTCGAAGTATACCGCCACCGCCTTATTCCCCGTGACGGTCTCCGTATGCGCGAGGCTTGCCCCGCTGTAGATTTCCAGTGTGAAGTCGACGCCGACCCCGTCCCCTGTGTTCCCCGGAAACGCGACCGCCGCCGCCTGGAGGATGTCGCAGTTTGTCACCGGCATGACGATGTATTGCGGCGTCGCAAACGTCCCGTCGGCCCCGCTCATAGCGTTCATTTTGACGCCGTATTCTCCCGTGATCGCTCCCGCGCTGTCCGGCAGCCCCGCCCATGTGCCGTCTAAAATGCAGCGGTTTCGCTCCATGGACATGTATTTTGTGCCGCCGAGTATTTTGTTGTGAAGCTGCTCCGGCTTACTGAAAGCGCCGAGCCCGCTCGACGTCACTTCACTGTAAACGATGTCCGGGGCGACAAGATCGAAAAGCGCCGACCGCATGAGGCGGCGGGCGCTTCCGACAATGGCGGCGGCTGCCGCTGTTGAAGCATTATTCAAGCGCGGCGACCTCCTCCAGCGTAAAGACGTAATTGTGCCAGTACGGGACATTTCCTTTCTCAAACGCGAGCGTCGGCTCCGGCCACTTTTCACATTTGAACGTCCCGACCTTGATCTCGTTTGCCTCCGTGTCAAGATAGATGACGTCGAGATTGTCGTGTGTTCTAAGGTCTCTCAGACATGCGGCTCTCAGCGCGTCCTCAAAATACTCATAAGCGTAGTCAATGGCGACGGACTGCGGGCCGAGCTCGTAGACGATCGATCCGTCCGCCATCTTGATTTTTTCCGAATCGTCTTTGATGTAACACTTATAAGCGTCTTTTATGGCGACCGGGTATGTCGTGCCGTTGATGATTAACTGTACCATTTGCCGGCCTCCTAAAAATCTGGCGTGATCTCCGGTGATGATTTTGATACTTCTCGGAGATCCGGGAGAATAGCGCGGGCGAATTCCGTGCTGTTGATGATGAATTTTATTTCTGCCGGGATCTGGAGCAATTTTAGAGTGTCTTTCAACCCCTCGAATGCTGTCGAAAGAGTATTGTTTTCCCCGTCTTGAATACGGTATCCGTCTTCCCTCTTGAACCTAAAATCCGGCCTTTTTCCCAGCGCAACCGCATCTTCCGGTAAAGTTTGCTTTTGCTCCTGTTGCGGCTCTGAAAAATTGAATGCCGTCGTAAATCCGTTAATTGCTTCGCGGGCAATACTTTTGTACGTCTCTCCTACCGCTTTTCTCATGCTCTCCGCGCCGGCTATGAGGCCCTCAAAATCGAATTTTCCGACCTCTGCCATCGTTTTTGACGGCGACGCCTGATTCATGACCGCTTTATACGCCGTGAGCGCGGCGGTCGCGAGGGATGTATATTTGTCGGCGAGCGCTTGCTTTTGGCTTTCCGCTCCGAGGATAAGCCCCTGGATATTGTCCACTCCGATGACGTATGTCTGTGTCTTGACGTTCATCTCGCCGATCGCGTTGTTGAGGTCGACGGTGAGCGCTGTCATTTGTTCCTTGAAATCTGTCTCCATTTCGGCGACGGTTTTTGAAAAGGCTTCCTTGCCCTCCTCGACCTTTTTGAATTCCTCATTAAGCATAGGAATCTTTTTGCCGCCATCGGCGACGATCGCCGCGAGGATCTGTGCGGACTGCTCCGAGCCGTCCGACAGTTTTTTTACGAGGCCCTCATCGACGCCGATTTCCATCGCCTTTTTAATGTTCTCGTTATAGGTGGTCATATAGTCCACCTGACCCGAGAGCGTTTTAATCAGGTTGTCGATGCTCGTTTTCGCCGTGCCGTCGAGCTCGTTGAAAAGCCCGAGCTGCTGGTTGATGCTGTTATACGCTTTTTCCTTTGCCGCGTCATACTGCGCGGCGAGCGTCGTCATCTGTGTCGTGAGGCTCTTGACCCGCTCCTCCATGGAAGTGGTCGATGCGCCGCCGCCGCCCTCGTCCGCGCCTTTGAGAAGACTGTTCACAACATCCAAAGAGACGCCTAACTCTGTTGCTATTTGCTGAGCCGTCATTCCTGTGGCGGCAAGCCCCTTTATCGCGGTGACGTCCTCGTCTATCGACGCTTTGTTTTCGTTGAATTTCTGCGTCGAATTGTCCGTGACGCCGGCCAACCCGTCAAACCCGATGATTGTCCCGTTGACGGCTATGCCAAGAAGCGCCACCTGTTCCGCTTGCTTCATCAGTTCACTTGTAGACGCTCCGTTTATGAGCATGTCCGCGAGCTTCTGTTGCGCCTCCAGGTGCAGTAAGGTCGCGTCCGTTTGAATGTTTGTCACGCTTGTGGTTTCGTCGATAAGGCCCTTTTGCTTTTCAAGATCGGCGGCATAGCTTGAAGCCTTGAGAAGCAGTTGAGACGTGAGGAGCTTTTTTTCTGCCTCGGCGAGCGCCCCATATTTTGAAATCTGCTCGTCGAGCGTCCCGTTCTCCTCGGCGACCGCGCTGATAAGCCCGTCAGACAACTCAATGAGCTTTTGCTTCACCGTGGCAAGCTCCGACTGCGCGTCTTTTAATTCCCCGGAGGATAGCGTCCCGCTCTCGATGTTTCGTGTGAGCGTCTGATACCGCTTTATAAGCTCCGCAGTCTGGTCTTTTTCCGCGATCTCCGCGTTGATGTCGGATACCGATTGTTGTGCCGGTATGAGCTTCCCGACGATTTCTCCGACATAGGCCTGGGCCTGCTGCTTCGTGTGATCGAGCGCGTCTCCCACCATGTCGAGGCCCCGGACGGCGTCCTCTGACATGACGGCGCCCGTGTCTTTGGCCTTTTGCATGAGGGTGTTGAGCTCGTCCGACCCGGCTTTTATAAGCGGATTTAACTCCGTGGCGGATTTCCCGAATATCTGCATAGCCAGGGCGTCCCGCTCAGTTTCGTTACCGACCTTACCCAGGGCGTCAAGCATTTCAAAAAACACTGTTTTTGAGTCTCGGAGCGCCCCCGTCGCCGGGTCGACAGCGTCAACTTTCAGCGTTTTGAATGCTTCTGTGTATTCCTTGCCGCCGTCGCGAGCCTCGTCCATCGATTTTGTCAGCTTTTTTTGTGCCGCTTCGATGGTATCCAGTGATGCGCCGGTGTCGTCCGCCACATATTGCAGCTGCTGAAGCTCCTCGACGGAGCGCCCCGACACGTCCGACATTTTTAGGAGCTCGTCAGACGTCTCAATTGCGCCCCGGACGAGGCTTTTCAGTGCGTTCCATGCCGCCGATATACCCTGTGAAATAAGGTTTGCGGCGACGCCGCCAGCCGTGAAAGCTTTTTGCAGGACAGACATTTTTTCTGACGCCGTCTGTGTCTCATCCCCGGCCTGTTTAACCTGTTTCCCGTATCGGTCGATAGATGTCGCGCACCCGTCCGCCGACGTTTTGGCCTCAGTCAGGTGCTTTTTGTTTTCCTGAACCTCTCTCGACAGCTTATTAAGCTCAACCTCGGCGTTGTTGACCTGGCGCTGATAGTCGTTGACGGTGTTCGCCGCTGCCCGCTGCTCCCGCTCGCTGTCCGCGAGCGTCTTTTGCATCGTGGAGAGCTCATTTTCTAGCTTTTTGACCTCCTCGGCCCCGTTATCGACGGAGCGTATGAGGTTCCCGTTTTCGTCGTAAAACTTGATCGTACCGTCTGTGGACTCGGCGAGCTTGTTTTTATACTCCTCAATGACGTCCTTTTGCGCCGAGACGCTTTCGGCGAGGGCCGCGCCCCGCTCCGTGGCGCTCTGCTGGGCTTCCTGGGCCGCGTTGAGCCGCTCCGTGAACAGCGCAAGCTTTTGGCTTTGCGCCTCATACTGGCGCTGCAGGACGTCGCCTTTAGCGGTGAGCGCCTCCATACTGTTCGCATTGTCAGCAAAGCGGCTCTCGACGAGCTTCAGTTCCGAGCCGAGCGTCTTGATCTCTCCGTTGACGGAGGACATTTTTGATTTATATTCCGCCTCGCCCTCCAGCGTCAGGCGCGTCGATATCGATCTGACCGGCATTATTCCTCATCCTCCTGTTTTACGCCGTAGGCCTGTAAATAAAGCTCATATTGGTCGCTGACTTCACCGACGGTCAGGTACACCATCGCTTCACGCGCCGAGATCCCGCAGACGGCGCCCCAGCGCAAAAAATGAGCTTTCGTTATCGTGTTTTTTTTTGATTAAGTTCGGCGAGGACGAGATCGACCTCCCCGTTTTCCGGTTCGATTTCGCGCCCGTACCCGAGCGTGATCGCTTGCGGCACGGCGATCTTGAAGTCTAAAATGTCGTTTGGCATGGCGACCCGCCCGAGCTTTTCCTTTGTCGGGATTTCCCCGGCTTCGTAGCCCGCGTACCGGCGGGCAAGCTCACCCTGCTCCGCTAAAATAAAAACGGCGTCACACAGCGCCGCGAATGCTTCTTTTGTATCTTCTTTTATTATGTTAAGCAGTTCGGACGCGCTGCCGAATTGCTCCTCGATCTCAAACATTGCCGCGCCGTTGAACAAAAGGTGAAGCTCAAGCCCCGAAATCGTTACCTTGACGCATTTCATTATGCAAACCTCCAAACGTGGAACAGGGCGGAGCAAAAAGCCCCGCCCTTGTTACCCGTGATTTTAGGAATAAATCAGCGCGATTTTGTGCGCCGCCGATACCGTTGCGATGGTGTATTTTCCGGCGGCGATGGACGCCGTCACGTCGGAGCCGTTGTCGTAAAGCTTCGTCGCGGTGCCCGCGATTGTGAGCTCAAAAGCTTCCCCGCTGGCGACCATCGTGACGCCGGCCGGCGACCCGGACTCTCCGGCGCCCGCGCCGTTGACCTGGACATCGACCGCGTACCATGTCGCGATACCGAGATAGTTTTGAACATAGCCCATTGCCGACGCAAAGGTGCTGAATTCCTTGTTGACCTCCCACTCGTCATAGAGCGGTTCAAAGATCGTCGCCGAAAAATCATGCGTATCGAGGGTGACGTTCCCGCCCTTTGTTTTCGAGGACTCGTCACCGGGATACGACTGAGTTTTCGGGTTGATGAAAACCTTATAGACTGTCTCGTTGTTGGCGCCGTTTTTTCTGACGACGGTCTGGACATAGCCGGCGCCGCAGTACGGCGGTTCGTCCGAGCTGCGCTTGCTGAGCTTCCCGTCGACGAGGGTCTGCCCGAATACGACGGCCTGGTTTTCGAGCGAGAATTCCGATAGCTTGACACCCAGGTCGCCCGCTTTGAATTTCTTGTATTTGTACTTTACGGTGTCGTCCGCCGGGAGTTCGGCCTCGACATAGCTGATTTTTCTGTCGACCTGGTTGAGCCCTCCCACCTGGAAACCGGCCCCATATGTCATCGCTGCAGACGCGCTCTCCGTTGCGATCGGCGCGAGTGCAAAATAGGCCGCACCCATTTTTGCCATAATATTAACCTCCTGTAATTATTCTTCGTTTTCGACGTGTTCGTCGTGGATTTTCTGCGCCGCGTCGAGCGCGCGCGGGGACGCTGAGCGGTTCGCTTGCCATATAAAACCGCGAGCCCGCATTTTTTCGCCGCCCTCCCCGCCGATGCCGTATTCGTTGAGATAGGCGATTTCCGCCGCCCGCTTCCCGTCTGGCCTAGTCCCCTTAAATCGCACCTGAATATACCAGGTTCCGTCCCGCTCATATGGATTGCCGACGACGATGCTGTCGGCGGTGTATCCTTTTGACATACCCTTTTCATTGAGCATCGACCCGGCGTTTTTGCGCTGCTCCTCGGCGACGATCTCGGCCTGGGCCCGGAGCATTTTATGGATGACCTCCGGCGGCAGTCCCTCATGTTTTTTTTGCACACGGAGCTTTGTATAAGCCGCGTCTCCGTTGGTGTGGTCGACCTCGACGGAAAACCGCGCCATCAGTCCGCCCCCGCGATCCCCAGCGCCTCGCACTCGAATATATGGCGCTGGCCATTAGCGTCCGTGGCTTCATGGTATTTCGGCCACGATCCCGTTGCGGCGAAAAGCACCGCCTTGATTGCCCGCCGTTTACCGAGGACGTTGACGCCTAGCGGCGCGGATAACTCAACCTGGACAAGATGAACCTCGTGCTCCGGCGCGTTGTCCGCGAAGTTATCCGGGGACGACGCGTAGCTGAACACGATATAGATCGGCTCCGTGCCGCTGTAGCTGCCGGCCTCCGCCGGCGCGATCGGCGTCAGCGCGGTTTCGAGAATCCCGCTCAGGCTCATCGTACCGCCACCTTTCTGGATAGCTTAATCTCAAACCAGACGTGCCGGTTTTCGATGTCGTCGGCGCTGATGATCTCGTACCGTATTTTTTCGAGCGCTGCTTTCACGGCGTCGGCGGCGTCCTCCGCGTCCTCGATATCGTCCCCGGCGTGTATGGCGGCATCGTGTTCGCTGGCGAGATAGGCGACAAGCCCCTGATTGATAAGCGGCGTGTACCGCGCCGTCAGCGTGGCGGGCTCATTGAGGCTCATTTGTTTCGCCGCGAAAACCTCGCTGCCGTGGGCGTTCACCCAATGGCAGAGCGCCGGCACGTCGTTCCCGTCCGCGTCCTGTCCGAATACGTTGACCTCAGACTCCGTGAAATAGCCCTCGCCGTCCGGCGTCTTATCGACGCGCTTGAAAAAGACCGGCGTGTCCAGCGGCCCGACTTTCGGGTTATACATCCTCGCTCGCCTCCAAACTGACCGCCTGGAGCTGAGGGAGGATGAAGACCGAAAACGCGTCCGAGAACTTAACCTCCCCGCTCGTCAGGTTCCAGAGATCCGACACGCCGACGGTCAGAGCCGCGATCCCGAGATCCGTCTCGATATTTTCCAGCGTCACCCCGGCGTTAAGCATGTACTGTTTGACCGCCGCGACTTTAATGGCGAGCTGCGTGTCGTTGTAGGTGTCGCCGACGGCGAGCCCGGCTTTGACTTTTGCGAGGATTTCCGCGTCGGTCATGGCGAGTCCCTCCTATACGAGCAGATAGGCGTCGACAGCGTGTCCGTCCAGGGCGCTGTTCAGGTCGATGGTGTTGCTTTCAAGCGCAGTCAGCGACGTTGTCACCGTCGGCGCGGTCGCTTCCCTGACGTCGTTTAGGCAGGCGAAAAGCACCGTATTGTGCGGCAGCTTGTACGGCAGTCCGAGCGCTTCTCCGAACCCGATAGCCGTCGTCGCGCCGGCGCCGTCATGGGCCGGAATGGTGACGCGGTTAATTTTGTCAAACGCTTTGCTTCCGGTGACGGTACCTTGCGTGTTGACGGTGAACGCCGGGAGCGTTTCAGTGATTTCTACGCCGGCACGTTCGCCCTCGACAATGACCTGAACGGCCTTGATATCTCCCGCCGTGCCTCCGGCTGTCGCCGTGATATTGCAAGGGACGCTCGGCTGTGTGAATCCCGTTGTGACGACGTCCGACGCCGCGACTTGTCCGCCCGAAAAAGAGACAACGTCCGCTTCTCCCGTGGCGATTGCCGCAGAATCCCAGTTCCCGCCCGCTGCGCATGTAATACCCGAGACGCTGACGCCGCCGACGGTCGACAATGCCCGTATCGCCGCCTGAATCAGCGCTGCAGTATTCTTTGCGGCACTCGAATCCGCAAGCGCGACGTTTATTGTTTTCGTGCCGTCCGTTTTTGTGACAGCAAGCGTATCGTTTGCCGCCGTTGTCAGCAAAATTTTCAGGTCGTTTGAAGCCACTCCAAGCGCGATCGTCGACGAGACCGTCAAAATATCGGTTATTGCCGTTGCTGCTTTGACTGTCGCGCTCGATCCTTGCGCCGGTGTCGAGCACGGCACGGCGGCGTGAATGCCGTTCGTTACCGCCGCTTTCGCGTCGGCGGCGGCGACGTGGAAATGCGCGGGAAACGCCATGTCGCATGTGACCCTCGGCACGTCGGTCTTGATCTTCTGCCCCATCTTGTGGTTATAAGGCGTCATGATTATTCCTCCTCATTGACGCGAATTTTTTGTTGCTCCATGCAAATATCCCCCGTCGCTTGACGGGGGATATTTATTCATTTTATGGATATTATTCCGCCGGCTTGTAGTAGGCGAACGCCGTGGACGCGAACATGACGGTACCGCCGGCATAGACCTTGCCTCGCCAAACGGTGCTGTCGGCGGAGAAGCCCGCCGATGAGTCCGCCTCGATGACCAGCTCTTGGGACTCGTTGGCGATGATCTGTGAGATATCGCCGAAGATGAATTCGCCGTCCACCATGCGGGACGTGAAGTTGACCGGGCGACCGTCGATGGTGTAGGTCGTCGCGCCCGAGCCGCCGGAGGCGATCGCCGTGATTGGCTGCCCGTTGGCGTCGGTGATGGATCTGAATTTTGTGAAAAAGGTTTTGCGCTTCATGATCCACTCGCCGGCGTCGCCGTAAGGCGACTCGACATTGCCCTGAACCTCGTTGACGAGATCCCAATCCGGGTCGTCGGTGTATGTAACGGCGGTTGCCGTCAGCGCCGTGACGAGGCCGAGGAATTTCGACGTGGAGAGCGAGCCGTTGATGAGGTAGTTTTCGAGCTGGAGGCCGATGTACTTTCCGATCTCCATCGCTAGGAACGTCTCCAGGCCCGCGATGCTGTTCTTGAGCAGCAGATTCTTGACAGTGACGGTCGCGACGATCGCCATCTGATTGATAGTGACCTCGGTGAACACGAATGTCAGCGTGTCGGTGCCGTCTGCGTTGTTCGTCACCGCGCCCGCCGTACCGATTGGGAGAGACACGTCGCCGTTAAAGCGGTATTTCGTGACTTTCGCGTAAAGGGCGCCGTACTTTGTGACGATCGCGGAGATCATGTTGAGCGTCCCCGTCGGGACGAGATACTCGCCGCCGGACGTGACAGAGCCGCCGTTCATGCTTGTGACGGCGCGTTTTCCGAATTCCATGATGTCCCGGTCCGCCTCGGCGATTTTGCCCGCCGTGTAGCTGCGGTAAAAGGCGTCGCGGTACTTGTCGCTGGAGCGGTAGTTGTCCGCCGTGATGTCGCCGTGGTTCGGCGCGTTGAATCCCTTGTCCCTGGACTCGGGCGCGGGCGCGTCTATGAGCTTCTCGTTGATCTCGTCGATCTCGTCGGAAATGTCGCCGAGGTCCTTTGCCCTTTTTGACATCTCTTCGTTTGACCAGGTGCTGCGGTGCTGCTCACAGTCTTTCTTGAGCTTGATCCTTTTGGCTTCAAGCTCGGATTTTTCCCGCCGGAGCTCGGCGGCTTCTTTCTGAGTCATGTTTATAAACCTCCGTCATAAAAATAAGATTTTGGGGTTGCCTGTAAGTGCGTTTGAATCGTGCCGCGTTATCTCGCCAAAGCAAGCGCAAGGTCGAGGGCGGCAGCGGCCTTTTTGCGAGCTTCTTCCTCCGGCGTGTCTCCCGTCCCCGCGCCGCGTTGACCGCCCGCCGTGTCCGCCGGCGTCTCCGTCGCGACGGCGACGGCCTGCTCATACGCCGGGAAAGCAACAATGCTGACTTCGAGCAGCATCGTAATATGCATGATCGTATCCTGCATTTTAATGCTGTCGGTACGGACGTCGTCGGTGAAAAATCGGAATGACATGGCGTCCAAAATGCCGCGTGAGACCCTGTCGAAAGTATAGTCGTCAACGTATGTATTTCCGAGCGTCGCCTCGATGAATAGGCCGGTGCTGTCGACCTCCGCCCGGAGGTTCACCCCGTATTTGGCTAGGCAAAACGACGGGTTATGCTCGATGAAAAGAAACAGGTTTGTCAGGTCTATGTCTTTCAAAGCGTCCTTGTCGACGACTTCTGTCCATTTGCTCAGATAATACGGGTGTCCCGGCACTCCGAACACGATCGGATACCCGCGTATTCTCCTAACGCCGTCGGTTTCCGTTACGGCCCGGAATTCCGGGTGCTTAAATCTTAGGTTCCGTGCTTTCATCTCCATTTGCGTTATCACCTCCTTTCGGGGGTTCTTCTACGGTGTAATTACCAGGCGGCAGCGCCTGTTGAAAATTTTTGCTTGTCTGGTATTCGTCCAGTTCCTTCGGGCCTTTCTTCATATATAGCCGGCGCCGTACCTCGTTCCGGTTCACGACGCCCCCGAAGATCATTTCCTTGAAAAACGTCGTTTTCGCCTGGAGCGTGGCGATCTCGATGTCCAGGAGCTCCGAGGCGATCTTGTTATTGCGCCCGATTTCCCGCGCCGAGAACAGCTTGTAGGTGTCCTCCTCCTCGATTTGCCAAACGATAGGCTTGATCCGCTCAATGAATTGCTGATATTGGATTTCCGACGCCGTTCCGTTGATGATCTCTTTGGACACGTCGAAATAATTGTATAAATAGCTGACGATGCTCTCCAGTATGTCTTTGTTCAGCGGCGTTTTGTCCGTTTTGAGATCTTTTACCTCGAATTCGCTTCCGATCATGCCGAAGCCGGTCGAGTTTTCCGAGTTGAGAAACAGTTCCTTGAATTCGTCGAGCTTTGCTTTCATGGCCGGGCCTTTGAGCGCTGTCTTTGTCTGGAGCAGCGCCGCTATCCTCTGGCTGCTTTCGCTGTCCTTGACGGCCTGGGCCTGGAGCGTGTTGACGATCTGGACATAATTCCCCGTCGCCTGTGTCGGCGTCCCGCCTTTGAGAGTCGGAAATCGCTGATAATGGATGATGTCGTCATAGTAGAACGTGGTATGGTTCCATTGCGGAAACGATATGAGGGTTTTCCCGTCCTCGTCCCGCGAAAACTCGAATTGTGTGAACGGCAGCGGATACTTTGCCCTGAGCTGCCCGGTGCTCTCGTCCCAATCTGGGAACGCGAACACGTTATTCGCGAGCAGAAGCCTTGTGATGACGTGCGTCATGTAAACTTGCGGGCTTTGCTTTGGGTTCGTCCTGACCGTATAGACATAATTGACACTGTCGTTGACGATGTCCCTGTTCCCCTCGTAATCCTCCCGGACGTGATACATCGGGATTGACGCGATTTTTTCCGAAACGAAGTTGATCGCCGTCCGTACCTCCGGGATGTTGTATAGATCCCGACTCACCGATATCAACGGGTTTCCCCTGTTCAGCAGGTCGATGATCTTCGACACCGTCACCCTGTCGCGCCCGAAAACCGACGCGATCCTATCAAAAACTCCCAAGCTCTCACGCCTTTCTATGATTGATACTCGTCAAACAGGTCTTTGCATTTTTTATAGGCGATATAAGCAAACAGGAACGACACATAACCGTCGATCCTGCCCTTGCTTTTTGCCTTGTCCGGTTGTATCCCGTTGTTCGGGTCTATTTTCGCCTTTGTGTTCGTCGTGCACCAACGGAAAAGCCCGTTATGTTTGCTGAACACGAGAAGCCTGTCCTTGAAAAGTGTTTTTGTTTCTTTCATCGGCTGGCTGAGTGATTTCGCGCCCATTGCGATAGGAAACAGGACGCCCCTCCCCTCGCTGTTTTCTTTCGGGAATCCGTTCAGTTCCATATCCTCGGCCCAATCGTCGTAATGCCACCTATCCCCGCCGATTTTCCAAAACGTAACCTGGTATGTCTCCGCGAGCTCAACAAACCACTCCGTCACGTCCGAACGCTTGACCATGCTGCCCGAGCACACCTTGAGCAGTTCTTTATTGAGAGCGTCCTCGGCGTTCGTCGACTTGAATGACTCGTAGGCCATTTTGTCGAGTTTCGAGTTTTCCGCTATTCTTGCCTCGGCGATAAAATATTTTTGGAACAGGTGTAGCTTTCCGCCGATCGGGACGAGAGCGGAGGCGGCGCATAGGTCTGTTGTCTCGGCGAGGTCAGCGCCCCCGACGGCGTACTTGTCCTTTATCGCGTCGATACTCATGTCCTCGGCGCATTTGTCGACCGTCAGTAGATCGAAATAAACGATGCTGAGCGAGCTTGCCCGGTTTAGGTGCTTCGCGAGGAATGACGGCATTTGCGCCGGATCTTCAAGCGCTTTTTGATATTCTGACTCGATATAGCTCATTGTCGGACGGGCGTCCTCAAGTCCCGGATTTGCCTTGATCCAGCATTTCCGGTTTTCAGGGTCGTCGTCGTCGTCGATACGGAAGATCATCGGGAACACCCGCTCCCGGCTTTTTCCGTTCAGGACTTTTTCACACCGATCTAAGATTGAATCAAATATCCCCTCTCGGACAAAACCGAAAGAGGATATGATAATCATGAGAGGCTGGACGCGGGCTCCGAACGCCGAGGAGAAAACGTCATAGGTGTTGCGGTTTTTTATGGCGTGGCACTCGTCGATGATGACGGCGTGAGGGTTCAATCCGTCCTGGGACTCGCTGTTTTTGCTTCCGGCTTTCATATAGCTGTTGCCCGCCGGGTATAGGAGCATTTCCGAATTATCCTTGTCGCGCCGTGTTCGGACGTGCCGGCGGAGAATGTCGCTTTCAAAGACGAAGTTTTTCGCGGCCTCGTAGACAATGGACGCCTGTTGCTTCTGAGTCGCTAAGCACCATATTTGCGCTCCGGCCTCCTGGTCGCACATGAGGAGATACAAGGCGAGGGCCGATATAAACGTCGACTTTCCCCATTTTCTGGATACGAAAAGTATAAACTCCCGAAAGTATCTGACTTTTAGTTTGAGTTCCTTGTCGTATGTCTTTAAGCCGAGGACACAGGCGGCGGCGTATTTCTGTTCCGTTGTCAGTTCCAGCGGCTGTCCCGCCCAGCGCCCCTCTCGGTGCTTGAGCAGCCGACAGAAGTCGATAAACGCCTCGACGTCGACCTGGTCATACCATACATGCGGGTTTTTGAGAAGCTTCTCTATAAGCTTCTTTAAGAGCTTGATGTCCTTGCAATGCTTTTCCGAGTGCCTCTCGATGTAGTCGTGCCATTCCTGTATGTACTGCGGCGCTTCGATCTTAGGCATCGCGGCCGCGCCCCGCTAACCGTTCAAACGCGTCGGGCTCCTTTGCCGGCGGCGGCGGCGCGAACGTCCCGACCGGGATATGTTCCGTCAAGGCGTTGATGATCGCCATGTGATTTTTTATCATGGCGTTATAAATCTCAACCTCCGGCGACTTCTTCGTCCCGTACTGGTTCTCCCCGTTTTTGTATTTTGACACCGTCCCGCTCTTATTCATTTTCTCCTGGAGCTCCGCGAGCGTGACGGTCATAAAAGCCGCGTTTTCAATCAGAGAAGATACGACATTTTTGACGTTATCGGGAATTGTAAAGAAAACGTCTTGAAGCCTTGCGATCTCAGCCTTAATCTTCTCATTTCGCTCCATCGTCTTTTTGCTGGCCATTAAATCAAAGTATCCTCCCCTCTTTTGGCGTTGAGACCACACCCCTTATGCATCCGTGAACCCCGCGAGTGATATGGAATCTGCACAGTTCGGTTTTCATAGAAAAAATTTTTCACTCCACCCCCGGGGGGGTTAAGAATTTTTGGAGTCCGATCGATCGATCGTGTTTCGCATTGTGATGATCCGAGCAAAGGTATTGCAGATTGTCAGGATTGAACGCTATGTTCGGATCGTCCTTGTTCTCCTCCGTGAGCTCGACGATATGGTCGACCTCGCGGCCCGGTCTGATCTTACCCTGACGCTTGCACTCCTCACATAAACCGTTCGCCCTACTGATGCACACCAGACGCGCCCGCTTGTATCTCCGATTGCGGTATACCTCTGGAAACCTTGCCATGTCTCAGCCCTCACAACAAACAGAGAGCGACCCTTGCGGGCCGCTCTCGTCTGGCTGCTCTATTACGTTACAAACATAACACGGCGCATGTCAAAAAAACATACAGACTTTTTTCAATTCATATCGACGCGAGCGCTCCGGCTCCGTAGTACAGCACGGCAAACTTCGACACGGCCCGATTCTTGAGATCATAGACCGTCGTTGACGACTGATAGTTGAGCGCCTCGGCGATCTCCTCTTTCGTGTTGCGCTTGATGTACCATGCCGTGAGAATCTCTCCGTCGTCCTTTTCCATTTGCCCGATAACCTCGTCGATCTCGGCGATCGTATCCTCTGTTGACTTGATTTCCCGCATGACCTCGACGAGATCGAGGCAATCCGTGAGAGCATTGTTTGCGCTGCTCGTCGAGACATATGGCTTTTGCAGATTGATCGACGACACGTCGGACGGCGCCCCCGCCGCGATGAGCCGCGCCTTTCGGCGTCTTAGGTTATCGAGAGAGCGTTCGAGCGTCCCCCTGTTTGCAAGTACCTTTTCAGCGGACTGAAAGTAATTAATCATCGACCTCTCCCCCTCATGTCTTTTTTCTCCTCTTTCCGTCGCCGCGTTGCGGCTTTCTCATAAAATGGCCGTCTTTCCTGTAGAGCCTGGCGAAAATGTAGATCCCTCCGTTGACGTCGTTGTGAAACGGCGTGGCCTCCGCGAGTATGTAGTCCGGGTAAAGCTTTTCAAATGGCTGCCGGACGCTTGTGTCCGCCGCGAGCTCCCGCGCCGTCCGCGCCGATATCCTACTGTCGTTCGTCCTAGCCGGCGGGTCGATGAGGTTTTTCGAGGCGTTCCATCGCTTATCAAATATCGGCGACTTGACTATGTAATGCCCGAGGGCCGCGACGCCGTTCTCGTCAAACTGCAGCCGCTTTGAGTTCGCCCGCCCGAGCCCCCACAGTTTTTCGATCATGTCCCGGTCGATCCCGCCGCTTACCGTGACATGATGGTGATAACGTCCTCGTGAGCTTTTCTCTGTGACGGCGATATACTTGAGAGGCGACAGCCCCAGCTTTTGACGAAGCCGCTTGAGACGGCGAATGAAATTCTGCACGTCCCGTTTCGCCGCCTCATCGTCCTCCGGGTTCACGGCATAATCGAGGCCGAGCTCCAAATCCTCCGGCGTGAAATTGGCATGGAGCAGACGGACGAGCTTCTCCTCCGCATGGCGCTTGTTTAGCTTCTCCTGGGCCTCCGTCGTCGGCTTCGACTTTTTCGACCTCTGTCCCGCCTGACGGAACGTCGGGAAAATATAAACGTCCAGGTATTCCCCGCAGATGTATTTTTTCTCCCGGTAGATCGTTCTCATGCTAACCCTCCGAAAGTGTCAATCGGCGACATAAACAGTCCCGCCCGATCTGTGTCAGAAAATGGTGTAGGTGGTCGTTAGGTTAATATTCCTTACGAGCCTTAAAAAGCGCCGGCAGCACTGTTTTTATTGTTAAACCCGCTCACGGGTGATATATTATATAAGGTATGGCAATCATTCTCTGTTGAGGCCGCCGGCGCTCTCGTCAAGCGTCGGCGGCTTTATTTGCGTCTGCTTCTGTCTGTTCAAAATGATCGAACGGCGCCCGGTTCCTAATGCAGTGCATACAGTGAGCAGTATGATCTTTCAGAATGTCTGTGTTTTCATGTCTGCAACCCACGCATGACATGTTCTGTAGTTCCCCTGTGGCCTCCCGTGCCAAAAGCTCAAGAATGTGTATTGCTTCGCTGCCGGTCGCCTCGACGACATACTCCTCTTTTTCCCGCTGCTCCTGGGCGTCCTCATAGTCCGCGAACCGTTCAGCAGGTGAAATTCCGCCTTTTGACGGGCCGATCCATGCTTTTCCTGTTTCGTCTCTGTGTGTGAATCTCTCCACTATGTAAGCTCCTCCTCGTCTATATAGATCCTCTCCCTTGCGAGCGAGTCCTCTCGCGTCAAGCCCCTCGCGAGGTCTCGGATATAGAACGCCCGGCCCCCGTCGGCCTTGTATTCCCGAAATTTCGTCATATCGCAAGCCCCAGGCCCGTGATACCCCAAAGGCTTGCAGTCTCTTTTTCCGCATGTCTGATGCTTTTCCGGGTCGCAGTCGTAGAAAATAACCTTTTCGCCCGTGTCGGCATTGGCGAGATACCCCTCGTAGTTGATGTTGACTTTCACGCCCCGTCCTCCTTTATATAGTGTTTCAGCCATACTGCCCCGTAACGGTTCTCCAACGCGAATGCTTCCGTGCGCCGGGCGGAGTGGATGACGACGTCGCCACGGTATCCCGTCATGCCGTTTTTGAATTGATCCGATCGCCTGATGCTGAGTTCGTGGACGACTCCCGGCGCCGACCTGAAATGAATGGTTTGTGCGCCCGGATCGAAGAACATCGCCGAGGATATCGTCTCGTTTGTCTTTGCGAATTCCCGGAAATCCTGCATCATCATAGGCGCGAAAGATTCCGTCATGAGGCGGATATCCCGCTCCCGGAGCTTTTTCAGCAACCCCGCCATTTCCTGCGGCGTGATCTCATGCGATGACACTTATAAATCCCTCCTATCCTTTTTTGGGGTCGTAGTCCTCGAACCGTTCCACTGAATTGAAAATCAGTCTATTGTTTACCCAGCGTTGTAAAAGCCTTGTCTCCCTGGGCGCTGTCTCTTTTTCATAGATCATGATGTACGGTTTAAAGCCGAGATCGCGGAGCTTATAAACCCGCTCAAGGTTATGTTCATGGGCGCTGTTGTAATTCGTCAGGACGTAGGCCCCAGGCGGACGGTGCTTGTTCGGTTTCGCCGTCTTTATGTAGTGCTCGAAAAACGGCGTCAAGTCCTCCTCTGGGTAATCCCACGCGAAATGTATCCGGGCGATCCGTATTTTGTCCAGGAGCCCGATGACGTCCCCGACGAGGCGTATGTCGAGCCCCTGTGTGAAATCGACGTAGGCCCCGGAAGCGGCGAGCTGCTTGAGCAATTCCTCCCGCTCCCGACAGGCGAGGAGGTTCGGGTCGAGGAGCTTTATTTCGTTTTGACCCCGCCAAAACTCCGATAAATCCGCGACCCGGCGGGAGACGGCGCCCTCTTTGATCTTGACGATGCACGGGCCGCACCCTCTCGGGCAGCCCCTTGTTAAAAACCCGAAAGCGCGATCGGTGTTTACCGTCTGTTCCCGATAAAGCTCATAATCTGGATAAATGTGTTCTACCTCCGGCGTCAGTTCCGCCCCGCCGTCCGGGTAAAAATAGCCTGTCCCGCCGAAAACAACCTCGTCGGCATTGATGACGCTCTCGATATCCGGCGAAAACGTGAAAACCTTGCTCGCGTAAACCCTGTCATAATGCGTGAGTGGAAACCATGGCTCGACGAGGTCGCCGTTTTTCTTGTGCCATGCCGATAGCTTCATAAGAGGCAGCGACGGAAAATTATGACCGTCCACGTCCGCGAGTCCGATTTTCATTTGCTTTCCGCCTTGAGGCCCAGCAGCCAATCGGCGCTTACATGGAGCGTCGAGCACAATCTCGCGAGGATGCTCGCCGTCGGCGCGAAGTTTCCGACTGTGTACTCGATAAGCGTCCACCTTGTGATTCCGACCGCTGCGCTGATTGTGTTAATAGATAACCCGCTCCGCTCTATTGCAGTGCAAAGCCTGTCCGGAAAGCCGCGAACAATTGATTTATGCCTTGACATGGAACTCCTCCATTTCTGTTTGCCCAGCGATCGGCGCTTTTTTCTCCCGCTCCCGTGCTTCCCGCGCCTCAACCTTTTTGCGCTCTTTGAATTCTCGGTATTTGCGGGTATACTCATAGGCCTTTCCGAAAATCGCATTCGCCGCTCGAAATAGCTTTGGTTCGTATTGCTCGATAGTTTCGAGCGTGTCCTCAAAATCGCTCCCGAACGGGCATGCAGCGCATCCGGTTCTCCTCATGCCGTAAACACGGTAACAATCTGAGTGCGTAATCGTATGGTCGAGTTCGTATGTTTTTTTATCTTCCTCTGTAAAGAAAAAAACCGGGAAATATTTTGCGGTTTCTTTGGCCGTTTCCGGAGAAAAACATGACTTGATCGCCCTTGCCCTTACGCCGCCCTCGTCTCTCCGCAACCCCATTATTTGGAGAACTGCTCTGTACTTCTTGACTGCCAGTTTTGCGACTCTCTTTTTAGCACCCTTACAGCAGTAATCTGATATTGGCATGTTGGGAGGATTTTCGATCATATATTCCTTGAGATATGCGTGATTAGATATATTGCCTTTTTTTGCTTTGTTTTTGCTGCACCACCACCTCACGCCCCAATTGCACCTAGGGTATTCAACTAATAACTCATCAAACGGTTTATCCTCCCATTTGAATCCGTTGATCTGTAGATGATGAATGCGTTGAGAAACCTCTTTAGATAAAAACGGGACTCCTCTCGTTTTACAGCTAATTGGTATTGGCACGACAGCGTTCATCCGTTCAATCGTTATCCTGTATCGTTCCTCCAGGTATGTAAGGTGCCGCTTCGTCGCGTCGTATTCGAGCCCTGTATCGAAAAATACATACTTCACGTCGGCGTCGCCTTTGAAGCGCTCGACGATATCCATCACGATATCGCTGTCCGAACCTCCCGATATGGAGACGAGAATCGTCCCGTGAACGTCGAGGCGCATCGCCGCCCTGAGCTCCGCGTTATATATCGCCTCTGACATACCGCACCCCTCCCCGCTCAGATGACGACAGGCAGATTTTTGTCGTCGATGTAATAGTCCGCCCAAACCTTGCGGCAGTTGTTGTTATACCTGGCGATGTTGTCCGGGAGATTGTCGTTGACGGCGTCGAATACGAGACCGAGACCGGCGCACCATTCGACGGCGGCGGTCAGTTCCGCCCCGCTCCTGCATGTCCAGAGGATGAGCCTGTCCCCCCGATCCTGAAGATGCTTTATAAAATCAATAAGCGGCTGCCGAGGAGCGCCGATCTCCGGGTATTTGTTGACACAGCACGTCCCATCGAAGTCAACGGCGAAAACCATTAATCGACCTCTTGAGCCGCGAGACAATCAACCCACTCCATGAACGCGGCGACGATCGGCGCCGTGTTTCTGTCGTCGGCCCACCCGCAAAATCCTATAAATCCGCCCGTGTTAAAGCTTATTGCCTCGCGCTGCGTGAAATAGTTGCTGTTGATGTAGAGGTAGCAAGATATCAGAGTCCCGTTACGTTTATATTTGCTGACGATCTTCTGACTCATGCGCATTGAATCCGTTGACATTTCATGCCGTTTGTTCGCGGCCTTGACGTGCTTATTGAGGAGCATCGCGAGGACGATGATGTCCCCCTCCGTGATATTTTCATATGTAAGCCCTTTAGCTTTGAAGTGCTCCCGAGCTTTGTTGTTTGCGTCGCAAGCCATTCCGGTAACCTCCTGTCATTCCCCGGCTTCGAGTTGGCAACTGTGGGCTTCGCTGCGCTCGACCTTGATTTTGCCTTTTGCGGTGAGCCCGATCTTTGCCTTGCACGTCCCCCAAATGGCGAGCGTGATGCTTGATATCTGGTGACGGGCGACCTTTTCGACGGCGTCGTTTAAAAGCTCTACGGGCTCCGACGCGTCGATCGGCTTAAAATTGAGGCTCCCCGCGCCCGGCCCGAAAAGCTGCTGAATCCTGTCGCGGCCCTCGCTGATGTTTTTAACGATCCTCCGGTGATGCATAGCCGACGGGCATTTGCATATTCCCTCGGCGTCCGCGTCGGCGTCCATCTGCGTATACATCCCTTTGCCGACGGCGAGGAGCTGCCCGCAATGGTGGCACGTCCCGTAAGCGATCTCCCGCGCCTGGAGTTCCTGCGCCCGGAGCTCCGAGGCTTCTCCGTAATAGGCCGGCGGCAGTTCCAGGAATGTAAACAAGCTCATGGGGCCTCTGCACTCACAGGCGCGGCCCGCTGCCTCGTTCGCCGCTTCCCGCGACGGATATCCGAGCGCCGAGCCCGGCATAGTGACGGCCCGCTCGTCTCCGCAGAAACCGCACTTCCCGACCGTGTGTCCTTTGGGCTTCTCGGCGACCGTCGGCGGCTCCGTCGGCGTCTCGTCCGAGGCCGGCAGCGCGGCGGCTTCCCGCGTCTCGACGCCCGGCGCGTCCGCGACAGTCTCCGGCGCTGCGGGCCGTTCCTCCGTCTCCGGCGGCGCGATGTTGCCGAAGTCGAAACCGGCATACTTGCCGGCGGCTTTCATAACAGCGATCTCCTCGGCGGCGAGCACCTGAAATTCGGCTTTGACCTCTTTGTCCTTTGCTTCGGTGAGAATTTTACCGGCGATGAAGCTTTCAAGCTCCTGACGCCGACGGCGGATATCCGTAAGGCGCGTTTCGTGATCGTCGGCTGGTGGCGGCATGTTTCCGGTCATGTCCGGGCCGGACGCCATGTCGACACCGAAATATGTATTCCCGCCAAAGCCCTCCGCCGGCATCTCGCCGCCCTCTCCGCCGCCGACATGGATGTAATACCCCTCCGCGTTGCGTATAACATGCCCGGATGCTTCAAGCGCGGACAGTTCCGTCACCGCCATGAGCTCGACGGCCTTTTTGATCGCCGTTTCCTCGTATTCAAGTACGTCGTATTCCTCCCTGTAGGCGTCAATGTCTCCGTCTTTCTCGTTTGCCAGGGCGAAAGCAAGCTCATTTTTACGGACGCGGATCTCCTCCAGTCGCTGATGTCCGGCGGCGGCGTATAGTCCTGTCGGCTCATCCATGCCTGTCCCTCTGACGACAGCGTCCGCGAACATGGCGGCATAAGCCTCTTTTTGCTTCTTCAGTGTTTGATAACTCTCGTTAATCGCGGCTATTTCGTCCTTTGATGCTTTGGCAATTTCGGCTATCAGCCGCATTGAATCCGTTGAATCCGCCGAGCCGTCCGACAGCTTTTCGATGATTTCGGAATTCAGGCCGAGATCAATCGCTTTTTTCATGTTCTCGGCGAATTGATCCCCCGGCGGTATGAATTTATGTGTTTCCGTTGCGTTTTCGTCGAAGTAGACTATCCCCGCTCTGAGCCCGTCGTTGATGTCTCTCGCTTTCTGCATCATGTCTGCCGCGCCGCTGGCCTGCAAGCCCGCCTCGATACTATCGGCGTCGGACTTGCTGATTTTTTTGACGGTGATCTCCCAGCGTCCGCCCTCCTCCGTGCCGACGACGGCGAGGATCTTCTCGACGCGCCCGTAATACCTGACGGCGTCTGCCGGCATGGACACCGGAGACGACCATGCGAAATGATTCTGTGTGTCCGGGCCGCTGACGGCGTCCGCCGCGAAGTGATAGACGTTGCTCTTGTCCCCGATCCGCTTCCATGGCTCCCGAATAAAAACGACCTGTCCCGGAAGAAACGGCTTTGTAATCGGTATCCCGCACGGTTCTCCGTCAACAGTAAACGGCTGAAGCATTTCGCCGTCCAATGTATCTTTTAAATAATTCGTCTCTTTCGGAGGCTGCGGCTTCATCGCCTTTACGACGGTGATGACCTTTTTTCTGTCGAGATCCCGCGTCTCCGGCGCGGTCAAAATAATCGATTTCACAGTATGGCAATCCCCTTTTTTTATAAAATTCCCCGAGGTCGTCATCCCCTGGGGTTAGATTCCGTATTCAAAAAAGCCCTGGCTGCCTTTTGTTTCGATCGGCTTTTTAAGCACCTCAACGAGTTCAAGCTTCCAGGCAAAACGGCCCGGCGTGTAGTCGCCGAAATACCGCTCTTTATAATAGTCCCCGTTCTTGAGCCCTTGCGTGGCGATGCAGTCCAGAACATTGACGATGCATAGGATCGCACCTTTCGGCAGCATTTCCCATGTGACCCCGTACCACTCTTTCGTTTCGTAATCGACCGGCTTCCCCATAAGAGGAGCAAGTCCCCCTTGAAACTGCCAATTGTGCATAAGTGCTCGAATGTCGGTCGTGTCCCTCCGTGCCGCATGGATCGCGAGCGGCCCCCGGTATGTCGTCGGCCAGCCGCGCGTCTCAAAAGTCTTTGCACCTGTCGCGATTAAACTCGCCCATGGCTGCCAAAGTGATATAGCTTTCATTGGTATGGCAATCCCCTTTTTATGAATTCCCCGAGGTCGTCATCCCCTGGGGTTTATTTTTCTCTGTTATCTCCCGCCCATTGTTCAGCCATAGCGCGGGCGATGCCCGGAAATGTCGAGCTTCTTACTTTTGCCCTATCCTTTCCTCTGCATGCAGTTTCAAAATACGCTTTATGTCCCTTTGGCGTTATGTACCTTGGTTCTTCAGCAGGAACAATATTTGTAGGTCGTAATGGCGGCAAATTTTTAAGCCATAGGCATGTATTTTTTCTTTGCGAGTGTCCGAATTGGTAAGGTGTGATAATCTGATCCGGTTTCCTGTAATGAGTGTTTGCATATCCTACTGGATTTTCTATAGCAATTTTTTCAGTATCAGCCTCTACAAAAGCCATAAAAAAATTGAATGCCTTATCTCGTTCTCTTTCTCTCTCGGCTACTTTGTGCGGCGGATTCATTCGTAAGCTATAACTGCGGTTTCCGGCTACTGTCAGATATGTGCACGGCGGGAAAGCGATAAACATTTCCCATTTTTCATCCATAATGTGATTTAGTCCGTCGTCTGTTTCAAATGTGCAGTTTCCACCAAGTAAAGGAATAACGTCTTGTTGTATGTGCCATTCTGGATGCCATCCACTACATGGCTCAATGTCGCAGGAATAATCCTCATGTCCTAGTTTCCTCAATTCAATTGTCACCGCCTGGCTTTCCTCACACGCAACTAAGATTTTCATGTCCCGTTTTCTCCCACAATCACCGGGCGCCCGTAGCGGCAATAGAACAGAAAGGCGTCTTTCGGGATCTTCACGCGGCTGCCCATGACGACGACGGAGAAGCCTAGTTTTTCCGGTTCGTTCTGAGCTTGCCATCGGATGAGACCGTCGTCGCACCCCAGGTACTCGGCGACGTCCGTCGCGAGGAGCATTGATTTATCGATCGCCTCGATCTCCGCGAGCGTTTTCGCCATGTCCGGCCCCTCCTCTCAGTCGTTCGTGTTGAATAAGGATATTTGTGCCGTGTGAGCCTCGAACCGATTTTCCTGATCTCTGAAATAACCCTCATCGATTTCATATCCGGTGAAATCAAAGCCGAGGTTATAAGCCGCTATGCGTGAGCTGCCTGAGCCCAAATGAGTATCAAGGATTCGATTGCCGGGTTTGGCGTAGTGCGTGAGCAGCCATTCATATAGCGGTACCGGCTTTTGCGTGGGGTGGATGCGGATCTCGTTCAGCGATTTATTTCCCTGAGCTTTTTCTCCGTCTGTCATATTTCGCCCCTGGAGCATCCCGCACCATAAAAAGCGAAACATTCTTACTGCGGTACCGAAACTTGTCCAAGCAAGCTCGCAATCAGCCCAATTTGTTACCCCGTTGCATTTATCCCATACAATCCAACACGGGCTATCTCGTCTTATTTCAGCTGAAAAGAAATTCCCGCCCCATACGATTTGATTTTTAGACACCCTAAAAAGTTCTTTAAAATATTCCTGGTCAGGTTTCTTCTGGTACCATACTGCCGGGTTATATGGAGGATGCTTTGCTACGCCTCCCGCAGATTTGCCCGTAAAATATCCACCGGGAGTAACGTCTCCATAAGGCGGGTCGACAACGGCGAGGTCGAACGCCTTATCCGGCAGCTGCCGCATGGCCTCCATGCAGTCCATGTTATAAGCGACGTTCACCCCGGCCCCTCCTCTCAGTCGATGATGAGATAGACGTCATAGTGCTCCGTGATCGCGTAACAGGCCGCGTGATCCTGACAAAAGACGTCGACGCACCCCGGCCCGACGCCGGTATCCTGAACCGTGTACACCCCGAGGCCCTTGATATAGATCCGCGTCCCGAACGGGTACCGCGTCCCGTTGATGTAAAAGCCTTTTCCGTCGCCGCACATGGCGACCGTTTTACCGACCGTCGCGACGGCCCCGCTCCGCGTGATCCCGTCTGTCTTGCCGCAACAGGCGATGCAAGCGTCGTATCCGGTGATGTAGTAGCGGCCCAGGAGCGACACCGTCGGCATGTTGGACAAATAGCAGTAATCCACCGTGTTGATGCGCGGAGCGCTGGAGGACACCGCGCCGTATTCGTCGCTGCGGAGTATGTAAGCCGCCGGGATTTCCGCCGGCGGTGTCCTCGTCGTGTCCGGCGCGTAGATCGACGCCGACCTGAGAGGCACGAAACAGATGACCATCGCGGAGACAATGCCGATGATAAGGGTGTAGACGATCAACTCAATCCTGTCGAATATTACCGTCTTATTGCTCTCGCTGAACCGTTTGTTATTTTTCATCCCCGGCCCCTCCTCAAATTATCTCTCTATTCTTTTTCCGGCCATGAACCGCATGAAACCGGCGCGGCGGAGCAAATAGTCCGGCGAGGTCTCCATGACGACGTTTTCCGCCTTGATGACGGTCTGACGCGGCGGCGGCGGCGGCTTGAGCCCGACGAGGGCGGCGTTCTGTCGCTTTATGATCGGCATGTCTCCCGCTCCTCTCCCTGGCACTCCGCGCAAACGTCCTCTTGTTCTCCGTCGCCGTTCTCTCTCCTGATCCACCCGGCGTCCCGCTTTGCCCGCGCCGCTTCCCGGTACTCGAATTTCGGCGGCAGCTCGTTCCCGCAGATATTGCAAACGGGCTTATAAAGGACGCCGCCGGCGCCGTAATATTTTTCGATGCTCATTTGGCGTCCTCCGGTATGCAGATGTTTTCAAGCTGTTCGACGTAGCGGCGCATTGCCTCCGTTATCCCGTTGAGTTTTGGAGGATACGCTAAAGACAGGGCTTTGTCGAGTTCTGCAGCCTCGTTTCCGTTCCACCCGTATACACTGTGTTTATGCATAACCTCACGGATCTCGTCCAGAGCTTTTGGCTCGTGGCCGGCGCGCTGCATTCTGCTGACGATGGTTTCAAGCTCTTGAATACGCTTTGCCATTTTCGTCCCGAGCCGGTTTCCGATGTCATGCATCGACTCCCTATCTTCGATATATCTGCGGCAATAATCGGCGCGATCAAAATGAAACGGCGTCCTGTCTGAGCTCAGGTGATTGAAAAAGATATGCATCAAAAACGTGGGGTCAATATCGATATTCCTCCATATGGCCCGCTTCTTCATCTTGACTTCTTTCGTCTCTGGGTTGAACCACATAAGGCCGATGCTGTCAGGCAGTTCCTCACGCTGGATCATCCCCTTTGGACACGCTATGTATAGCTCATGGAAGTACGGCAGATAAGCATAAAACTTGTTGTCGGCCTTGAAATCACTCCGCGAAACCTTGACCTCATACCCGATGATCGCAGGGGTTGACCAGCTTTTCTTGATTGCAACGGCATCAAAGCGAAACCCGCCGCGAGCCGAGGGCCCGTTCATAACTTCCGTTGAAAAAAAGTCCATCATATGTCGTAAGCTGAGCGCCTCTTTGATGTCATATGCGGTTGTACTCATAACCCGCTCCCCTACGCGATCTCTTCGGCTGCCGGTTCCGGCTCTGGTACGGTAATCCCCAGTGTCTCGTTGATCGCTGCGACGATCTTCGGCGTCGCGTTTTGGCCGCTGAGAATTTTATAGAGATAGCCTCCATCGAAGAAAAGACCGGTTTTCTCCTTTACCTCCTCGATAAGCCATCCCTGTGAACGGTCAATATCAACAAGCCGTTTCTTGATTTCTTTACCATATTGACAAATTTTCCCTGTATTCAATTTTTTTCACCCCTCACTATTGACAATTACGTAATTTGGTAATATTCTTACGTTGCTACACAAAAGAATTACGGAATTACGTTTTACGTGTTTATAGTAATACGTTATTACGTTATTGTCAACATAATTATGACGTTATTCCGTAATTTTCGACTATGCATAAACGGGGTGCGTTGTTTTTGTTGCCTTTATACGAAAAAATAGATACATTATGTAAATCTCACGGTATTACTGTGACTGAGTTGTGTCGCCGAATCGGTATATCACGCGCTTTGTTGAGTGACTATAAGGCCGGAAGAATTAAGAATATAGGAACATCCGCTCTTCAAAAGATTGCTGACTTTTTCACTGTTTCGGTTGATTATCTTCTCGGAAATGAAAAGTTGCCCGTTATCCTTTCGGACGACGGGCAACGGGAATATGATGAAATTTTTAACGGCTTGAGTGCTGATACTCGTGCCAAATGGCTTGAACTGGGTCGCCTTTTTTTAGACGCTCAGCGCAATAATGAAAAAAAGTGAGGAATTCCCTCTGCTGCTCAGGTGTCAGGTTAATTTCTTCTTCTGAACTGTTTTGACTATGCTCATCATCATTCATAATACCTCGCTTTCCTTTCGGTTGTGGATGTATCTAAATCACTTAATCATACCCAAATAAAATGACGGCCCTGCAGCCGTCGTAAAGCATGATACATGCTTTGTGCAACTGGCTACCCCCTATGATCTGGGGCCCTGTAGCTTTGCGCCGCCGGCTCTCGCCGGGTTTGCCAAATATATAATTTTCTACCGTTTTGCGGTAAATTCATTATACATCCAGCCATAATAAACGCAATGGAAATAGTAATATTTATCCGTTTTGTACAAACAGAATCATAAAATATGACGGTTTTCATCCCCGCCGTGTATCCGTTGTGTCCCCATTTTGTCGCCTCGACAGTCCCAAAGTGCACCTATATTATAGTTTTTACTATAATATGGGGGTTACGTCGATGACGGAGGAACGAAAAGAAACAAAGCTTCGGATAAGCTACGCGCTTTGGGAACAGGTCGCGGCGATCGCAAAGAATGAGGGCCGCTCAGTCAACGCTCAGATTGAGTATTTCGTCGCCCAGTGCGTCAGTACATATAAACCCTCAATCCTAGGTAAGAGAAAAAAGGCCAATCGATAGGATTGATTTATTCTATCTCCAATAGTGTCTAATTGAACGTACAGTGCGCGGAAATTATCGATGTTTTGAATAACCCGCTCGCGGGATAAAGAGAAAGAGTGATATCGTGAAAAAAATCCTTGTTCTGTATATTTTTGTTTTTACGCTTGTTTTATCCGGATGTTCCTCTTTCAGCTACAAGGAAACGCATGGTTATGAAAATCAGATATCGCAAAATATAGGCATGACTGAGGCCAATGGCCTTAAAGCTGTTTCAGTCATGAAAAAACTGAATGAATACCGCGTCACTGTTTTTTTTACCGAACCTGTCGATAAATCATCATTCCTTAGCCTCTGTAAAGATGTAAAGAACGACGTTACCGATGCTTTTGGCGCGAAATCCGGTAATATTAAAGAGTTGATGATTTCCTTGTCCGAAAACGGTAAATATGTGTTGAATATGAATTCCTATGACCTCGCGTCCGGTAATCTTATTGATTCCGCCGCGAATACTATCACAACAATAACCCTTGACTAAATTAAGAATGAAAAAAGTCTTAATCATTGCTATTTTTGTCGTGCTTATGGTTCTAGCTTTCTATATCGGGTATCATATCGGGCAAGAGAGCAATGTCATCCGAATTTATACGCAAAAATGACCGGAGGCGCTTATGATCTGCCGGAAGTGTAAAAAGGAAATCGACGAGACGCCGTTTTGTCCGCTCTGCGGGACGAAACAGGAGACGCCGGCGCAAAAGGCAAAGGCCCGAGGGAACGGGACGGGGTCTGTGTATAAGCACGGCGATACTTGGGTCTCCGCCATTACGATCGGTAAGAAAAAGGTCGACGGCAAGATCCGCTATGTCCGCAAGACAAAAGGCGGCTTTAAGACGAAAAAGGACGCCGTCGCGTACCTCTCCGATCTTCTGAACGGAACAGCGGAGAAAAAGCCCCGTGCCGTCACGCTGGACAGCTTATGGGAAAGTTATAAAAACGGCCCGTTTAAAAAACTCAGCGCGAATACGCAGTCGGCATACAAAACAGCACGGCATAAGATGGACGATATATTTTTTTCGGATATCCGCCTTATAAATATCGACGATCTGCAGCGCTGTGTCGATCAACACGCCAAAACCTACGACCCGGCGAAAGACATGCAGAGCGTATTATCCCATTGCTATAATTTCGCAATGGCGGAGCAGTTCGTCACCGTCAACCTGTCGAAGTTTATCACGCTGCCGGTGAATAGCCCCGAGGATGGTATTCCGTTTTCGGAAGCTGAAATTAACAGCTTGTGGGAGCATTACGGCCATGGTGACAAGGTCGCCGGGTATGCGCTCCTGATGATCTATTCCGGGATGATGCCTGGCGAGCTATTCAAGGCAGATAAAAATATGATTGATTTTGATAACCAAACAATAGTCGGCGCCGGAATGAAAACAAAAAAGCGCCGGTCGACGCCGATCGTGATCGCCGACTTTATGCTCCCTGTTCTCCGGGATCTCTGCGATTACTCTCAGGGTGTCAAGCTCTGCTTTACCTCGCGGGATAGATTTTACATTGCATTCCGAGAAATGCTCACTCGTTGCGACTGCCGGCCAGCGTTGACGCCGTATTCCTGCCGGCACACAACGGCGACGCTCTCCGCCCTCGGGAACGTCGCTCAATCTGTCCTTTTGGAAATTATGCGTCAGAAAAAATTCACGACGACCCAGCGGTATATACACATCGACGTGTCTAAATCACTTGAGGCGATCAACACACTCAAAGCGGAGCTTTTAAAACAAGAGACGCCGGAGTAATTTCTATTGCTTTCCCACTGCTCATATTTGTCGAGTGACTCCCGCTCCGTGCTTGCAATTCCTATGCTTATTATTTTGGTATTCTCCCCTGCTAAGGGAGTAGAGCGTGATGAGCGCTGCGAGGGTTCAAATCCCTCCTTCTCCGCCAAAACCCGCAAATGCTTGCAGTACAAGCGTATGCGGGTTTTTACTTATTCGTCGTTGCAAGCCTTATCCCTTTATTTGGCACCACTGTGTAGCACTGGTGAAGCAAAACAAATTGTTTTATCAAGAGCCTCTATTTCTTCAAGCGTGCTTACTGCCCATCCAGTTTTAGTATCAGCTTCGTTATCCTCTCTGTGCAGTCGCGCTTTCTGTCCTCAGGCTTACGCCATGAATCTGACAGCGGAAAGTATATACTGTCTTTGACCTTAACCCCCATGTCCCACTGACCGTTCTCGTCCCGATGCTTTTTAAGCCATGCGACGACAAACCCGAGCTTACTGCCTGCCAACTTATAGTCCGCCAAAATCTCAATCGCTGCTAAATAATAGGTGGCTTCACGCGCAGTGAAATCCTCCGGCAGTACGTTTAAGGGATTTCCCGTTATGTAGTAAATCCCTGTCGGGTATGAGATAACAAAATCGAGCATCCGGCTTTCTGTTTCGGGAGTTAGCATATTATGAAGAAGCATCAACGGATAGAAATTTACGAAGCTTTTAAAATACCAAACATCCTTACCCTTGGGACGGAGAGCATCGCGATATGCTCTTTCATATGTATTCTGGTCATAGGAACCTGGGGCAAATGTTTCCTCCATAACCCGCGCCCATCGTGTGGCGGTTGCCAGCGCCTGCTTATGCTCCGGAAGATAGATTTTCAGCCATGTCGCGAGCATAGTTTCGACGAACAGTCCCCAATCCGGCTTCACCTCCGCACTGTCTGGAATTGAGGATACGCCGCTGATGCATTTTTCGACATATTCCAGAGCGCGACGCACATGCTCGTCGTCTTTCGTCAAGCCTAAAATGCGAAGACGCCTAAGAGCTTGTTCGGTGGTCATTGGCTGCTTCTTCGTCGGTTGGCTCAGTGT